AATATAAATGGGATCTTATAATTGCTCATCCTCCTTGTACTTATTTATCAAATGCAGGTGCTTGTCGTTTATATCCGAAAAAAGGTCAATTAAATATGGAACGATACCAAAAGGGATTAGAGGCTAAAAAGTTTTTTATGTGTTTTTATAATGTGGATTGCAAGATAGCTATTGAAAATCCTGTATCATCTAAAATTTTTGAATTGCCTAAACATACGCAAGAAATTCAACCTTATGAATTTGGTCATCCATTCCAAAACTAAAACCAACAAATATTATTGATAAGTCAGAAGTCAAAACATTTATTGAAAGCGGTACAAGTAGATATAAAAACACAGATAAAAATAAAAATAGATATGTTGCAAGAGGTTCTAAAGATAGAAGTAAGTTTTGGACAGGTATTGCAGAAGCTATGGCGGAACAATGGGGTAATTTGTGAAAATAACTTTAGACTCAAATGATGTTGAATTAGCTTATACAACAGCTCAAAGAAGATTTATTGGTAATGTAAGAATGAACAAAGGCTTTTCTTATGGTTACAATAAGAATCTTAAAAATCAATTATATGATGGGTTCTTAGGTGCTATGGGTGAGGTTGTTTATGCAAGAGCAACAAATAGTTATTTTAATGGTTCTTATACTGATAATGATGAATTTTATTCAGAGTCTGACTTTCAAAACAATATTGAAATCAGAACTCAAGATAAGAAAACATATAATTTTTTGTTGATTAGACCTGGAGAAAAGCAAGGAAAGTATTTTTTAATAATAAAAGACAATGACAAAGATTATAATTTTACAATAAAAGGTTGGTTTTTATATAAAGATGATTTACCACCTGAGAAATTATCTAATTTTGGCTATCAGGATAGACCTGCTGCTTATAAAATTGAAATAAATGAACTAACACCTATGGAGGAAAAATGATAGATAAAAATAGAAAAAAAACTTTGACAGTAATTAGTTTAGGAGCTGGTGTTCAAAGTTCTGCTATGGCAATAATGGCAGCTAAAGGAGATTTTCCAAAACCTGATTGTGCTATTTTTGCAGATACAGGTTATGAACCAAAAATGGTTTATAAATATTTAGAATTACTTAAAAAAATATTACCTTACCCAGTTCATGTGGTTTCAAAAGGGAACATTAAAAAAGATATGTTGGACTCTATTGATAATGGAACTAGATTTCCGACTGCTCCATTTTTTACTCAAAATGCAATTACAGGTAAAAAAGGAATGTTACGAAGACAATGCACTGCGGACTATAAAATAGTACCAATAAGAAAAAAAATTAGAGAACTTTGTAATATTGGTTATGGAAAACATTTTCCAAAAGATAAATATGTTGAGCAATGGATAGGTATTTCTACAGATGAAATACAAAGAATGAAACCTGCAAGAGATCCATATATTTTAAACAGACATCCATTAATAGAAGCTAATATGTCAAGACAAGATTGTATTAAATATCTAAAAGATAATGAAATACCTTTACCAGAAAAATCAGCTTGTATTGTATGTCCTTATCACAATGATGCTTATTGGCATTTTATGAAAACAGAAAGACCAAGTGAATTTGAAGATGCAGTTGAATTTGATAAAAACATAAGGACAGGTTCAAGAAATGTAAGAGATAAACTTTATTTACATAGGTCTTGTAAACCTTTAGATGAGGTTGAATTTAATAAAAAAGAAAACGACAAACAATTAGATATGTTTAACAACGAATGTGAGGGTATGTGTGGTGTCTGATAAAATAAATTTTAAACTATTTAAGCCTTTTGGTTCAACTCTTGCAAAAGCGGAGCTGCCATTACAATTAATAAAAGATTTTAAAGATGATCTCAAAGCAATAAGAGAAGATAAGCAAAAGAAGAAAGATCACAATTGGGGAGATAGGCTTGTAGGTCATGTTCAAGAAGAATATTTAATATCTCCTCCTATCATGCTTAAGTGGAAAGCAGCTTTTTTTGATCCAATAATTATATCATATACTAACGCACATTTTAAAATGGAGAAGATAAAATCAGTTTTAATTAATTCAGCATGGTACGTTGTTTCAAAACCTGGAGACTACAACCCTTTACATAATCATTCAGAATATATTAAAGGTAATTATAGTTTAAGCTGCGTAGGTTATTTATCATTGCCAGAATCAATGATTCCTAGTGAAAATGCAAAATCACATAACGATTATAGCGGACAAATTCAGTTTGTTGAAGGGTCGGAAAATCAATTTTCTGATAGTCAACTTAGAATAGATCCAAAGGTAAGGGATTGGTATTTATTTCCAAATTACTTAATGCACTCTGTCTATGCTTTTAATTCAGAAAATAAAAACGCTGAACGTATTTCTTTTAGTTTTAATGCTACAATAAACTTTGAATAAGTTTATTTCCTTTGCTTATATTTTCTTCAGCAGGGATAGTTCTTAAATTATTTTCTACATGAAGACCGCAAACTTTGTCATTTATTAATGGTATTATGTGATCTACATGAAAACCTTTAGGACAATTTTTATAAATTTTTTCTATTTCTTCTAAATTTGCCCATTTAGGAGTTGCGTTTAGTTTGTCTGCTCTCCTTTTAGCTTGTCTAATTTTATGAGGTATTAAAAAATTATCAGTTTTTCTAAATTTATTTATAAAAAATATGTATTTAGAACTTAATTGATATTTTGCCCTGTATTTTTTAAGTGTGCCATTAGCTTTTAATTTTTGTATGTAATTTATATATTTTTCTTTTTTTCTGTATTGTTTTAAATAAATATTTTTTTTTGTTTTATATTTAGTTGATTTTTCTGCACAACTTTTTTTACAGTATTTTCTATTTTTAGCATAACTTGCATCTGTAAATTCTGAGTTACAATTAAGACATTTTTTTTTAATTGTTATAGGTGTTTTTCTTCTACCTTTTGATTTACATTTATAAGAACAATATTTTTTTACTTTATTTACCGAAAAATCAATAAATGAAGTTTTGCAAAATAAGCATTTTTTCATTTAATTATTAAAAATATATAAACTAAAAGAAACTAGCTCAATAATAATGAAAATTTCAAGCATTGAGAGTTTTTAATTTTTCAGATTCAATTACTTCATTAAGTTTTTCATTTGTCCAACCTTTATGAAAGAAAACTAATTTTTCTCCAAAAGTATTTGGATCATAAATTTTAATATGTTTATCGTTTTCATTATATCTTATGTGAAAAGCATATCCCAATTTTATAAACATACTAAGTTTTTTATCTTTTTTTATGTTTTTTATTAAATCTTTTAGTTTTTTAGGTTCGCAATAAATAGTTCTTATTTTTTGGTCGCCATGTTCATATATTAAATGTTGCTCCGTAAATATAAAAAAACCTACTTCATTAGGTTTTAAATCGGTTTTATTTTGTAAATAAAAACATTCAAAAGTTCTGCAAGTTATAGGTCTATTTTCATAAACTTTGCAATTTCCCTTTTCTATATTGCAGCTCTTGCACCATGAAAAAGATTTTTTATGGTATTCTAAATCGTTTATCTCTGGTAATTTACAACATAGGCTACAATCTTGGCACTCTCTCATATTTTCCCTTTCTTTTAAAATTTTTATATCTATTGTAATGAACCCCACCAACCACAGAAAGAATATTTTTTAGCATATTAATTTTCAATTGGTGAAGTTCTTTTTTTGTAAGCTGTTTATGACTCATTTTTTTTTGTCTCTTATCCCCTTTATTAAAGAATATACTACCTGTAAATCATGGACGGAGCAAGAGCCGATAAAGTCTAGGGTTTCTTTCCTCATCTCCTTTTGTTCTTCATGTGCCTTTGCTTTGTTTTGGTCTATTATTTCAAAATGTTCCTCTTTTAATTCAGGCATTTGTCCTCTAATAATTTAAAAGAATTAAGTTTAACTTTGTTTGGTTTTTTTATTTTTAATTTACTATGAAAAGAAGTAAGTTTAGCTTTGTCTAAATCCAAATTAATTTGGATAGAAAGACCATTTAAACAAGCATCCCTTGACGGATATTTTGTTTTGTAATTTATAGGAACATCAAAACCACACTCCCTCTTATCAGAATGAATAAAAAAATAAGTATTCTCTGACCATAATAAGTGGTTTAATAAATCCACTTTATCCTCTAAAGATAGCTTTTTAATTATTGATTGTGTTTTTTTCTTCATTTGTACCTCCCTTTTTAGATTGATTTATTCTTTTTTGGCAATCCCCAAAATCCATAAATGAATAGAAATGTTTAGTATTATGTTTTTTGGATAATATAAAAGTTATTGATTTATAGTTTTTAGATTTCATATTTGTAACCTTCCTTTTCAAGTCTTTTAATAAAATTATTATGATTTAATTTATTACTTTGAATTGCAATATCAAAAAAATTACTTCCGTCTTTATGTTTTTTAATTCCATCATGATAATTAACTACATATCTAGCTTTTCCAATATCTCTCATAGTATTATAAATTTTCATTATTTACTCCCTTCTTTTGGTTCAAACCATAAAATCACATTAGCCATAAAAGACCAATAATTGTCTATAACTCTAGCTTGTAGCTTTTCGCTTGGGTTCTCATCAATTGATCCCATTTTAATTGCTAAAGGAACTATATTATCATTCCAATATTCAATATTTAAAGCCAAGCCTTGCAGCCATTCAGTCATTGCTTTGGATTTTCCAACTCTGTCAATGTT